CAACGCCAGCGATCTGATCGACCTGGGAAAGGAACCGAAGCTGACGAACGTGAAGGCGCCGGCGGCATCCGCAAAGGCCGGAACCATGACGCCGGAGGAGTACAAGGCCGCGAAGAGCGCCATGTACCAGAAATACAAGGCCGGCGAGATCACGAACTACGCGTACATCCAGTGGAAGAAGAAAAATGACCCGTCCCTGCAGGCCACAGGCGGCGCTGTTTCCGCGCCGAAGGCAAAAGCCGGGACCAGTGCCGGCACCGGGAACGCGGCGGCAAAAGCGGGCACAGATCCCGGACAAAAGGCCGCGGACGAGGCGGTCGCGAAGCTGGAAAAGGAGCTGAAGAAGGTCTACGGCCAGGCGTCCAAGGAAATGCAGGCCCAGCTGAAGAAATTCACGGACAAGTTCAACAAAGAGCTGACGGAGATGCAGGAAAAGGTCTATGCCGGGGAAATTACCCAGGCGGATCTGAAGGCCTGGATCAACAGCCAGCACCAGATGAAAAAGGCTCTGGAGCAGAAGATCGACCAGTGCACAGGGGTCATGCTGAACGCGAACCAGAAGGCCATGAGCATGATCAACAACGAAACCCTGAACGTGTTCGCGGAGAACGCGAACTGGCAGAGCTACCAGCTGACGCAGGACACGAAAGCAGACCTGATGTTCAGCGTGTACGACGAGAACACGGTCAAAAAGCTGATCCAGGACAAGCCGGAACTGCTGCCGAGGAAGGTTGTCAACGGGAAGAAGGACAAGGCCTGGAACCAGAAGAAGATCGCGAACGCGGTCACGCAGTCCGTGATCCAGGGCGAGAGCATTCCGAAGCTGGCGAGGCGGATCGCCGCGGAAACGGGCGAGACGAACATGAACGCCATGATGCGGTACGCCAGGACGGCGATGACGAGCGCGCAGAACAGCGGACGCCAGGAAATGCTGCACCGGGCGAAGGGCATGGGCATCCAGTGCAAAAAGGTGTGGCTGGCGACGCTGGACGCCCGGACGCGCGATGTGCACGCGATGCTGGACGGCGAGGCGGTGGACGTGGACGAGCCGTTCCACAGCGATCTCGGGGACATCCTTTTCCCGGGCGACGTTTCCAGCAAGGGGTCCGTGCCGGCGAACCTCTACAACTGCCGCTGCACGCTGATCTACGAATACGAGGGCTTTCCGAACGACCCGACCGAGGACATGCGGTACGACAACGAGACCGGCCAGCTGATCACCGACATGAACTACAGCGAGTGGAAGGCCGCGAAGGAAGGCAGCAAGCTGAACGATCTGAACACGGCGAAGTCGGAGCTGGCGGAGCTGCAGAAACAGATCGTCCAGAAGAAGATCAACGAGAACAAGGTCTACAAAGATCTGTGGAAAGATCCGGTCACGCTGGCGGACTATCCGGCGAAGAAAGCCGGCATCGCGGCGAAGCGGGACTACTACACCACGGAGATCGACAAGTACAAGAACGCGCAGGCCAGCGGCGCTTCCTGGGCCACGGACGAGAAGATCAAGGAGCTGGAGAAGAAGCGGAAGCAGCTGAACGAGTTTGAAATGAACGGAAAGCTGCTGGAGAAGCGGAACGCGGCGCTGCAGGCGGTCCAGGACATCTACAACCAGGTGGGGTACGGCAAGAGCGCAGCCGCTCCGGCGGTCGCGAAGAAAGCCGCAAAACCGGCCAAGAAAGCGGCCTCTGCTTCCGGAGGAACAAACACCGGAGCGTCCGGGCAGAGCGGCGCAGGATTGGGACTGGGGGCCGCAGGAGCGAAGAAAACGCCCTTCGGACCGGAAGCGTACACACAGGAGCGGAAGGACAAAGCGATCTGGGCGAAAACGGCGAGAGAGGCGGACGGATATCTGCGGGATGTTTCAGGCGAGGTCTGGAACAAGGCAACGAAGGCGGAGAAAACCGCGATCATCGACTACACGCAGAGCTATTCCAAGTTCAACGAACCGCTGCGCGGGATCGAGTACGGAACGAGCCGGTACCTGGGTGTCGGAAAGACGGATCTGAACGCCGGAAGCAAGCGCAACGGGAGCCAGCTGAACGCGATGACGGATCTGATCGCCAAGAGCACCTACAAGGAGGACGTCTGGCTGCAGCGCGGATGCCGGTACGAGAACATGGAAAAGTTCTTCAATATCCCGATGAGCCTGCTGGAGCGGGGAAGCCAGAAAGAGCTGCAGGACGCGCTCCTCGGCACCACGCCGATCGAATACGGCTTTATGAGCTGCGGCAGCAATAAGGGATCTGGCCTGAACATCAACCAGTCCGGCGGCATCCTGCTGAACATCTACTGCCCGAGCGGCACGCAGATGATGTACGTGGAGCCGTTCAGCCATTACGGCGGGAAAGACTACGACTGGGACGGCAAGCGCAAGCAGACCCGCTTCGGAACGGAGGTCGAAACACTGGTCAACCAGGGAACACAGTTCCGGGTGACAAAGGTGGAGCGCAGCGGGAGGACCGGAAAGATCTACGTGGACATGGAAATCATCAACCAGGATCACCAGCAGCGCTGGAAACCCTGACCCGGAAGCGGTATAATCAGGACGGAGGGATGAGGATGGAGAAGAACAGCGTGACGGCGCGGCACCTGAATGAGGCGCTGAGCGACAATACGCACCAGGACTTCTGCCGGCAGTGCAAGGAGTGCACGCTGTGGGGCATCGGGAACGATCCGTACAGCAACCGGTACGACAAGGCGAACTGCGCGATGTATCCGCATCCGGATCACAAGCCCGGATACGTGATCAACAACGAGGGGATCTGTCCGTACCGGGTTCCGGGGAGGTGATCGGATGGCTGTTGTTTTCAAGAGCTATGCGAGCCAGGTGCTTTCCGCGGAGCAGAAGGCGAAGGACAAAGCCCTGGAGATCATCGGCGGGAAAGCAGAGAGCTACGCAAAGAAGATCTGCCCGGTTGACACCGGCCGGCTGCGGAACAGCATCACGCATGAGCAGCGTGACGAGAACACCGAGGCGATCGGGACGAATGTCGAGTACGCGCCTTACGTGGAGCTGGGGCACCAGATAACCGGCGGATCGTATGTCGCCGGAAAGCCGTACCTGAGGCCGGCAATTGAGAACCATGCGGATGAGTATAAGCAGATCGCCATCAGCGTCATGAATTCCGCGATGCAGAATCCGTGACGGGAGTCATGCAAACACCGGAGAGATCCGGTGTTTTTTTGTTTGCATGAAAATTTGACAAAAACGGGGATGATTTTCGCAACTTTTGACACTTTTTTCCTTTCTCCGCGCTTGCTTTTTTCGGAAAATTGTGATTGAAGATCGAAACCTGTGCCGAGGAACTGTGCACAGGGGATCAAAAAACTCCGTAGGGCCGAAGAACAGGCCCCGAAGAAATGGGAGGATAAACCGATGGCATTTACGCGGCAGGAGCTCAGGGAGGCGCTCGGGGAGGCATATACCGACGATATTGCGAAGAAGGTGATCGAGCTTCACCGGTCCGTGGTCGATCCGCTGAAGGATGACCTGGACAGCGCAAAACGGGATGTGACCAGATTCAAAACGGAGGCCGAGAAGCTTCCAGGCGTCCAGAAGGAGCTGGACGAACTGAAAAAGGGCGAGGACTGGAAAGCCAAGTATGATCAGGAGAAAAGGGCTCATGATGATTACAAGGCCCAGGTTGCCCGGGATGCCGAAACCGCCAAAGCAAAGGCGGCGTACAAGAAACTGCTGACCGAAGAAAGGGTCAGCGAGAAGGCCCTGGAATCGATCCTGAATGCCACGGATTACAGCGGAATGAAGCTGAATCCGGACGGCACGCTGGACAAGATCGAGGACCTGAAGAAGGACATTGACTCCAAGTGGGGCGGGTTCAAGGTGAAGGAGCGCCAGCGCGGCGAGAATGTTCCGACGCCTCCGGCCGGAGCGCCTGACGGAAGCGACAACAGCGTCCGGAGTCTGACGGCGCAGTGGCACGCAAAGAGGTTCGGAGCGGAACCGCAGCAGAGCCAGCCCCCGAAACAGTGAGAAAGGAGAAACCATTATGAGCTTTAACCAGAACAAGAACGGCCGCGGCTACGCGCCCGGGTATTTCCTGGCAAGCGCGGACTGCGACCGGGAAACCGTACAGGTTTCTGCGAGCCATTCCCAGGCGGTAACGATCGGCGACACGAAGATCGTTCCGGCCGGCGCGGTGATCCCGAGCAATGACGGAAACGCCAAGGGCATCCTGTACGAGGATGTGGAAGTCACCACCGGCGATATGCCCGGCTCCCTGGTCACCCGGGGCATTGTGTATGAGGATAAACTGCCTGCCGCCATCGAGAGCACCGCGGAGGCGGTTCTGCCCGGCATCCGGGTGATCACCGCTTCCCCGGCCGTTGTACGGCCCGCGAGCTTCAGCAAGACCACGCTGACCGCGCTGACGGTCACCTCTGTCGGCGGAACCGGCAGCGGAAAGACGGATGTTTCCTATACCGGGTATACTCCGGGAGCCGGAGAGCGCACGGTTTACAAGATCGGCGCTACCGCTGCGCCTTCCGTAGCCCTGGGCGAAGTGCTGAGCATCGGCTCTGCTTCCGGTCAGTGGACTGCTGCCACCTTCCCGCTGGATGAGCTGGAAGCGACCGGCAAGATCACTGTCGCGGTGGTCGACAGCGTTGACGCGGTGATTGCAGCCGGCAGCGCGACCATTGTGACGACTTAATCCAGAAAGGAGGAGCAGAAAATGAGCCGTTTTGAACAGAATATTTTCGGTCTTGTCGCCCCCAAAGATCTGCTGCAGATCGGTTATGACGTTTATCGTCCGAACGATCCTGTGGATCAGCTGATCGGCGACGAGAAGACGGACAACCTGATCGCGGAATGGGAAACCATCGCCGCGGAATACGGACTCCCGGTCATGGCGCAGTTCCATGCCTTTGATGTGGAGGCCCAGAAAACCCTGCGGATTCCGATCGATGTGCACAACATCGAGAAGGGCCTGATCAAGGTCAAGATCGACCAGAGCGAGCGTCTGCGCGCCCTGATCGGCCGCGGCGTAACCAACGACAATGCCCTGTACAACAAGGTGCTGAACGATGGCTACAACCTCTCCGAGGAGGTCTTTACCCGGTCGAAGGTTGCCAAGAACGAAC